AAAGTAACGCATGGGAACCATTCGAAAACTGGCCCGCAGCAGACATATATGAATCAATACAAAGTCTAGCACACGATGCAGAATATAATCTCATTCGTCAGTTAATACCGCTCAAAGCTAGTCATGGCTTTCAATGCCATTACGAAGCCTACATCGAATCCATGCTAACCGGTAAATATTCTCACGAAGACATACTTAAATACGCACACATCGCATGCCACGATCAAGCATGGCTCATGCAAGCACTCAAATAATTATGAAAAGATATGAAATTCGTCGCTGTGCGTGGGCTATAAGTCGAGATCTTAAATTAGGAGAAAGTCGAACTCCTCCAAGTTGGGGATTGTTTGACCATAAATTAAACCGCTGGATCATTAAAGATGTCTACCCAAGATTAATCCGAGAGCGCATCAAAAATAAAGACTTAAACATACATGAAGAAATGTAAAAATACATACGATGACCCCTTTGTTCAGTAGTTAGTCCAATACACACGCCTCGTCAGCCTCACCCGCTGGCGGGGCTTTTTTTACCCCGAGTCAATGCCGTCCGCTAGCATACTATCATTTAAGCCGCCGTGCTTCGCACAAATAAAAATTAAAAGTTTCCTCATTTCATGAGGTGTAATCAATAGATTACTTAATAAAAAATATAAATAACATATAAACAAATACAATGAATAAAACAGCAAAACAAAAAATCCTCGCACGATCAAACGCCGCCCTCGAAGCCTTCCAATCCGGAAGACAACAATACAACGATCAAAACGTAAACTGGTTAACCGTCGAAGAAGCCGATAAACTCTTCGGAATACAACCTGGCGACGAAGGCGACATCATCGAAAACGCACGATTCACAGGAACATACGGCAACAAAGCCTTCTTCATCGTGCCAACATCTGACGGCGAACGCAAAATATCAACACGCCGATCAATCGCAAAAGACCTAGAAGAAAACATGATGGCAAACGTTCACATCTGCATCATACCACCTAACGGTGACTACAAAAACCCGCTTCTTACAATCCAATACGCAGAAGAAGCCTAATTCAACCACACACCTGAGCAAGCAGGCAGAGTCCAATCCTCTGTCTGCTTCCCCTCTCTCTATCTATCTATCTACAAACACTATCATGACACCATTAGAAATATCAGAATACCTACTCGAACAACGCAAAGAAGAAATGCAAGATATGACACCAAAACATATCTTCCATAACTCTAACACATACACTCACACATTGCGTGTTGCTTACCACGCAAATATACTCAACTCAGAGTTATCGCTATCATATTCAGAATTTCAACAACTTAGTACTGCATGCTTTGCCCACGATCTTGGCAAAGTTGAAACATGGAACCCTGAAGGTTCTCCATGGTTTCGTGGTCACGAAGAAGTATCAGCCGATCTTCTCGTAGCCAACGGATTCGACAAAGATGACGACATCGTTAACGCAGTTCGCTATCATGGCAGACTTCAACAGTTCGACAAAATGGGTGACAAAGCTCGTCGCAAACTGGTTAACAAAATATCAAATCTTAAATTGTTCATCATGCTACAACTCTGCGATGCCAACGGTTTCTCCGACTACGGAAAAAAACAAGCTCTCAATCAACTAAATGGATTTATAGCATACTACTTAACAACAGAATTCAACGACGGCTTACCTAACTGGCTTAAAACAATAATAACTCAACAAGGAGCCAAAGCGTGTAAAAACAATATAAAACAAGGTGCAAAAATAATCATGTGCGACAACAAAACATTCCAATAAACCCACAACGACCTAGATGCCACAACAGCGTCTAGGTCTTTTTTTTACGCCGAGTCAACCCGCTAGCATACTATCATTTAAGCCTACGCACTACACACAACATAATTCATTTCCATATTACATTAAGTGTCATTCTGACAATTAAACTAATATAAAATTATGAATAAAAAAACAAAACTCGCATTCCTTCAACGCGCCAAAAGCGCTCAGAAAAAACGACTCAAACAAAACTACGATAAAACCCCCTACTTTACAGTAGAAGAATTTATCGAAGACGACGCCGACGATGGCATTTACGAAAATGCAATCTTCAACGGCATCGGAACTAAAGCGTTCTTCCTCGTCGAAACCTCCCACGGACTACGCAAAGTCTCCGGACGAAAATCCGTAGCCAAAGGCTTCGACGAAAACGACGATAACACCTACACTGTCATCCTCGAAATCCTCGAAGCCAACGCTCAATATTCTATTGATCTTCTCGTAGTTAACTACGCAGAAGTATCTGCATAGACTACGATACGCAGCAACAAAACGGAGGCAGGTCTTGCGACCTGTCTCCCTTTTTTTGCTCCGAGTCAACCTTTGACTTATCTCCACTGCCACACTAAATTCACACTCCAGACTCTGAGGGATCAAGGGACGCGAAATGTACCATTTCCCGACGCCTCGCTCTCCTCAACCGTAACTGGATTCTGAATCCAGTGCGTCAGCACAGCTAAGCCGTTGACTATTAGTCACATACAAACTCGACACACAGGAAGTGTATCGACTTCGTATCTGCCTCGCGACTATCGAGTACTATCACTAGTGCCACCAAGGCAGAGCTGGGCACCCCCCACCTCTCCCGTGGTACCACTATCACTACCACTCGCAGTCGCCTATCAATCACAGAAATAAAAAACTATCTTTTCGAAGGCCGACCCCCATCCGGTGGTGTGGGGGGTACCAAAAAGGTACTCTGTTATACAAAAGGGAACCCATATCAGAAAAAATTTATGCCTAGTCAACAAGTAACAAGATTAAGAGAGGATGTTCACAAGTTCATTCACGATGATGACTTTGATGCAGCTATGGTTGCATTACGTGAAGGATTAAAAGCGAACCAAACTGTCCGCAGAAACCGCGCAGATGGTGAAAGGGGAGTGGAATATGCCGAAACACCCGCCCATACGGTTCGTATAACCGCAGCAAAATTGATGTTAGAGTACGGATTTGGCAAACCAGCGACCAGAGCCGAGATAAATATCAACAATGAGACGCAAAAAAGCGCTTCTCCGGCCGAAATCATGTCCCGATTTAGACAATCAGGTGTAGATTTGAACGAAATTGTCGATGTTTACTCAGAATCAGTAAAAGAAGCCCCTTTGGAGCTAGAAAATGAGTAATACTATCCAATTAGAGCCTATTGAGACCGATGTTGCCGGTTGGGGTTCGGATTATTACCGACGAAAACAGGAGCCGATAGAGCCCTACTATGTCGAAAACCTGAATTTTGACGATGCGGTGCAAAAAGAGTTCCCAAATAGGGATGTCGAGGTTGAACAATACTTATTGAACCAGGCCTATGAGCGCGGGCAAGACCCAAACCGACCTTTTCAGAAGACTTTACAAGTCCCCGACTGGGGGAGAGGTGGTGAAAAAGTGAGAACTGAGTATTGGGATCCTAATAGTATTACAAGAGACATGGGTGAACGGGGGCATTTTGCACGAGAAGGCGTTACTACATTACAAGGACAGCCGTATTACACCGAAGAACCAACAATTCGGATGTTTGACGACAACCCTCCTTATATCCACGAGGCGGCGCACAGTTTACAAAAACAAATCAACGACCCTCGTAGAAATATTAAAATCCCAAGTAAATACGAATACGGTGGTGTCGAAAATAACCGAGGTGCTTGGAACGCGCGTCCGCAAGAAATTCAAGCCGAGGCTTCCGCCGTAAAAAGAGATTATATTCATAATCCTGCATTGCAAAAAGTTTTAGGTGAAAAAGAAAAGCAAGAACTGTCTGACACTTTTCAACAGGAAACCCAATACAAGAAAGACGGTTCTAAAAACCCATACTATGGATACACCGTTGAAGATCACGTGAGAGATAACGCGACGTATTTACCGGACAATGCGCAACGACTTGATAGGAACCACCCAGCCGTTCGTGGAGGTATGCCCATACCAAAAGAGCATATAGACGGCATGTTCAAACACTGGATGACCACAGACCCTCGTTGGGGGGAGTTTTACCGAGATAAACCTGAAGACTTCCCAGTAGAACTTTTCAAAGAAGCCCTAAGACTAGGCAAAAACGACCAAAAACCCGCGGGCTTATTCACAGGCCGTGGACCGCAAACAGCATAACTTTATGAGCAAAGATATAGGCCCAGGAAAAAAGTTTGAACACGAACTATCGGCGGTCTTTGTCCGTTGGTGGGAGGAATCGGACTTAGATGAATTAGAAATGTCACATATCGCAATCGGCGTAATCGAGAGATTCTGCGATACCACAGTCGAATTCGAGCCCGATTTCGATTTGGATGAGATTGAGGAGGAATAATGCACAGCTATGAAAAAAGAAAAATATGATGTTGAAACTGGTTACAGCCGCAGAGGTGGCGATAACCGATACCGAGCTCCCTACCACGATGAAAAAGGAGAGATAAGAATACGAAAAGCAAAAAAAGGGAAAGTTAAGTATCAGACATACGACCCGAGACCAGGGGGTAGGCTGCGGGCTGATTGGAAGAATTACGACAATGACGACAGCAATTACAAATTGAAACCAGAACCTGAGCCTAGTTATAGAGACGGAGGCCGCACTAAACAGCGACTAAAAGAGGCAGGGTTGAGAGATATAACTGGGCATTCAGATCACAACGAGAAAGTTTTAAAAAGAAAAAGAGCGGGCACCGGTAACCACCCACTAAACAGATAATGCACAGCCTAGAACAAATTAAACATATGAACACCCCCGCGGAAGTAGCAAAGCGTCAGGCTTTGGCGCGGGCAATGAATAGGAGAAATAAACATGCCAGCAAAAAAGAAAAAAGCTAGCGCGGCCAAGAAAACAAAGAAGGACGCTTGTTATAGGAAAGCAAAAGCATCACATAAAGTATTTCCTAGTGCATATGCATCAGGAATGATCGCGAAGTGCCGTAAAAGAGGTGGAGCTAAGAAAAAATAATGACGGTAAGAAAGACATCTAAAGGAGCGTCTCTCAAGCGTTGGTTCAAGGAAAAGTGGACGGATCAGAATGGTAATGCATGCGGTAGCAAAAAAACCAAAGGTGTTAAAAAATGCCGTCCTAGTAAAAAAGTTTCTAAAAAAACTCCCGTCACATGGAAAGGCGTGGGGAAGCGTAAGAAATCAGTAGTAGCTGAAAAACGTAGGGTTGGTATGGGGAAACGAACATCACCAATAAAAAAGAAAGGAAAAAAGTAATGCCAGGATTCGGAAGAACATACGGAAAAAAGAAACCCGCCGCTAAAGTTAAAGCAAAGCGTAAAACAGGCTCAAAAAAAAAGCCTGCTGCCAAAAGTGCGCGCGCAAAAAAAAGTAAATACTGATGCCCGCAAAAAGAAAACCAAGTAAGCCCATACGGAAGACTACTAAGGGTAAAGGAGCTAACTACCGATCAGTCAAGAAGGGGGCCGGTATGACAAAGAAAGGAGTAGCGGCTTATCGCAAAGCTAATCCCGGATCCAAGCTCAAGACTGCGGTCACAGGTAAGGTAAAGAAGGGCAGTAAAGCGGCCGGTAGACGGAAATCATTTTGCGCACGCTCCAAAAGCTGGACGGGTGAAAGAGGTAAAGCAGCCCGCCGCCGTTGGAAGTGCTAATTCGAATTATAGTCCTTTTGAGCATCCCTGCATGCACGGTTCATAACTATCATCATTATAAACATGAATATCGATACGATATTCGAATGGACGACAGTCCGACACATAAGCCAAATCCAGTTCAATGACCCAGAATACTGAACAACTAGAAGACTTAATACGCATAGATCCCGAGATTTGGTTTAGCACCTTCGGGGTTATAAAAGATAAACGGGGCAAGGACATCAAACCCAAGCCTAATACGCTTCAAAAGCGTATGTTTGCCCACTACCGGAAATGTCAGATAGAGGATAAACCGTGCAAAATGATCATATTAAAGCCCCGGCAAAAGGGTGCGAGTACATGTGCGCAGGCTTTGACATATCACCATATGCGAAAGCATGAAAATCTCTCAGGTTCTTTGATGGGGGATATCAGCGGAACCAGTGACAAGGTTTTCGAAATATACCGCCGATATGCGGAGTACGACCAATTCCCCTGGACCGAAGAAGGAGGATCTTTAGCCGACGGCGGTAACCTTGCGGACTTAATCAAATTAAAAAGCAAATCGGCCTACGGAAAAGAGACCGCAGGATCCAAGAATGCTGGACGATCCGGTACCATTCAGGTCGGAAATATGACTGAGGTTGCATTCTGGCCTATGCAGGGAGAAAGAGACCCCGCTTTGGGATATTTGCAGAGTCTATATGACGGGGACAATGTATCTCTTGTTGTAGCAGACTCCACACCCAACGGCCCCAATGGCTGGTTTTATCGTACATGGGTACAGGACAATGAATGGGCGAAGATATTTGCCGCGTGGTTTGAATTTGACGACTCAGTTATCCCATTTCACTCCGATGCGGAGCTTCAGGATTTCAAGGATACCATGACGGAGGATGAAAAAGAGGAGATGGAAAGATTTGATGTCGGCTATGAACAACTGCATTGGCGCAGACGAGTCCTCCAGGACAAATGCAATGGCGATCTTTCGAAATTCCGTCAGGAATATCCGAGCGATCCCGAGGAATGTTTCTTAATGTCATCCCGCCCAAGGTTCCATGTTTCCAATCTTGATAAAATGGTGAAAGCATCAACGGATCTTAAGCCTAAAATGGGAACCATGAGCGTCCAAACCGATGGCAAAACCGCTAATTTTAAGCCCGACCGCCTTGGGAACTGGAAAATATATGAGGAACCCGAGTATGATTCCAAATATTTGATCTCGGTTGATACATGCACCGGGGAGGATCAGCAAATGCAGGGTCTTGCTGCTGACCCTGATTTCCATTCTGTTCAGGTTTGGAAGGCTCCCTATGAAGACTGGCATGGTAATTGGCATGTCCCGCGTATGGTTGCATTGCATCACAGCCGATTGGATATCGGAGTGCTCGCTCAGGAGATCGAAGGTGCCGCCCGATGGTATGGCGATGCATTTATTATCCCTGAGGTAAACAATTCCGGATTGGCATTGTTAAAATATTTATTGGAAGCGGGATTAAGCGTGTACCGCCGCCGTCGATTTAATGATTCCAGCGGAATGGTCGAGAAAAGCTTTGGCTGGAGCACTGATAAAGTTACCCGCAAAACGGTTATCGATCATATGGCAGCGGAATTATTGGAGGAGAACTTTGATATCCCGGATATTGATGTTTTGAAAGAGATGAAAACCTTTGTAATTAACGACAAGGGCAAACCCGAAGCGGCTCCCGGTCATCATGATGATCATGTCCTAGCCGCGGCCATCGCATTGTACAATATCGATTCGGCAAGCACATTTAAAGCACCCAAGAAAAAGAAAATTACCAATAGAATGCTGCATAAGAATCCCGGCCTAATGTGCCCCGACGGCTTCATGCGGGTTCCCTTAGGTGCCATTAAGAAGAATTACAAGCGGTTGATGCCGTAATTCCACGCAACTACTCTTTTCGCTATGGCAGACTACCAAAAAATGCTCAACGCGGGAAAGATGGATCCATACCACGCTCGTAAATGGCTTCAAACTGACCCCAAAGCTAAAGATCTTTTAGCTGAGTACGCAAAGAAGCAGGGAAAATCTTCTATATATGAGCTATTTCCCGGAAAAAGAGGAGAAGATGTGTTAGATGCGCCTCACGGAGACGGTCTTAACTGGCTTCAAAATATAGGTAATTTCACTAAGAAATACCCTCTTTTTGATCCATATTCGTACATGCCTTATAACATGAAGGATGGCGACGATGGTGTGGAGCATGCAACACCAATGGGCCCCGTTAGCCCCGGAAGCCAGCCCAGTTTAGAAGATTTAATGAGAAACTCGGGTATAGATCTAGGGCCCACCCCTAGCGAACCTATACCGAAAGAAGAGGTTACCGCCCAAGAGATAGCGGAAAAAGATCAGATAGTTAAACCAGATTATCGAGACCCGGCAAAAGTCAAAGCCGAGGCCGAGAAGAAAGCAGAAGCGGCGGCCGAGGCCGCAGCCCCAAAAACTTTAGATCAACCCGAGGGCGGAGCGGCTCCAGCTCCAGCCCAGCCCGCAGGCCCAACGGGCGCAGGCCAAAGGTTTAAAAATATAAATGACGCTGCTCAATCACTACCCGCAAATGTACCTCTCGGAACAGGCGGAGCGACTAAAGCAAACCGTGCTCAGATGAACATGCAGGCCGAAGCAAATCGCCAAATGGGGGATTTTATCAAGCAGGAAAAGAAGCAGTCCGACCAAAACAATTTTTTTAGAGATAGATACGACGCAACAAACGGACGCCGAGCCGGAGCATGGGATCGCTTAAGCGATCAGCAAAAGGACGAAGCGGTATCTAATTACCGAAATAGAAGCTTTTCCGACGACTCCAACCCGTTCGTACAACAACAGTATAATGATTTGATGGCATCGGGTTACACCCCGCCAAAAGCAGACATCCAATCGCAATACGAAGCCGCTAGCATGAACCCCCCATCCGTTGCCAATAAAGATGGAACCGCTACAACCGCCGAGTTTGGAGCGATGAGCCCAGCTCAGCAAAGAGCTTTTATTCAGAATTATAAATACAACCCGCAACAACCCGAAACAGTTAAAGAGCAAGCGGTGAGCCCTTTAGATGATCTTAATATTCCAGACTATTCAGATAAAATAGTAGATGTTAAAAGTCCTTTAGATGATCTTAATATTCCAGACTATTCAGATAAAATAGTAGATGCTAAAAGTCCTTTAGATGATTCTAGTATTCCAGACTATTCAGATAAAATAGTAGATGCTAAAAGTCCTTTAGATGATTCTAGTATTCCAGACTATTCAGATAAAATAGTAGATGTTAAAAGTCCTTTAGATGATTCTAGTATTCCAGACTATTCAGATAAAATAGTAGATGCTAAAAGTCCTTTAGATGATTCTAGTATTCCAGACTATTCAGATAAAATAGTAGATGTTAAAAGTCCTTTAGATGATTCTAGTATTCCAGACTATTCAGATAAAATAGTAGATGCGGCACCTACGCCAATTGCTCAAAATACTCCAGCTCCAGCACCGGCACCAGCGCCAGCGCCACA